ATATTAAAAGTGATATGAATTGAAAATTAAATTTAAATAGAAAAGATTTTAAGAAAGTACGGAACAGACATAGATATCTTAGAAAACGAACATTTATTAAGAACAAGAGATTACAATATAATAATTTTGTATCTTTCGATTATTCCGGCGTTAATACTAGAGGCGTCTATCTATTCAAGTCTCTCCTTACACGCTGTCGTGCCATGCGACAATGAAGTTTTCAAATTCATGATTACCCAATTGGTCATTGGATCGACATTCGTTTAATGAATTTTCATCCTCCTGGAATAAACTGAAAATTAGCCTGGAAATTCATCAAATGTAAGCTTTGTTCATATTCAGATGTGAAAAGCTGACAAAACGAAATTGTTGATAAGGATATCACAGTAAAAGGGTTGGAAACAGCTCGTGATACATTCAATAAGCAATGTGACTATAATATATGTGATGATACTCTGATGCGGACAGCCCGGATTGTATCCTCGCTCGTTTTTCCAGACATAGCCAATCATGCCTATTGCGTCTGTTATTCCTTCGATGTGATATGAGAAAACATTCGCAAATCATCAAGTTCAGGACTCCCTTTACTTAGGAAGAAAGGCACTCTCGAGCATATCGTGCGCGATACTATTAATAAGGTTCAGAGTGAACAACCTCTCGATGAGAAGATCTTCACCTACCAGTGATTGGCTTCTATTGTGTATCAGCCTAGTGACTCAGGCTATAAGGGACGCATTATATACATGCCTCCACTCGAAATTACTGTTATTGAATTAATGTTTGGTATTAAACTTCAAGTTTATTTCCTCGAAAGTAAAACTACCTCTTTGAAAATTGGTAAGACTCAGTCCCAGATCTATGAATTAATGAAAGAGAACGACCACATGTACAAGACTACAGGCGATTTCTCAAAATATGATCAATCTATCCCATCCTGAGTACTTTTACTTTGTACAGACCTGCTGAAAAGTAAGTTAAAGTTGACGAGATATGAAAATGAACTTTGGGATCGTATTATAAGGTATTTCATAGCTGGTAAAATTTATCATCCTGTATTCGGAGGTAATTTACATCGTCAGAGGGGATTAACTAGTGGTAGCTTCTTTACTAATATAGTAGGTGGCATCGCGAATTTAATTATGAATTACTACACGCTGTGTGTTAACGATGTTAATTTAGGAGAAATTCTAATTAAGGTCTGTGGCGATGACAACTTGGTATTAACTACATATAAGTTTGACACTGATAAACATTCTAAACTTCTTAATGAGACGTTCCACGTGAAGGTAACTTATCCTGACAAATACAAAGCTGATCCATATGAAGACTGTTTAGGTCACTTTCTTGGAAGTCTTTGATATAATGAAGGACCTCATAGGATATTAGGTAGGATGATAAGG